AAAATAAAAACTGCTACCATTACCAACATAACTGGCGTCTGTCGTACCTAGTTGCATTTGTATAAAATATATTGAACTTTGTGTTGTTGGCGCTGTTCCTGTAAACCCTATTCTATACCAATCATTATCTAAACTTTCAAAAACTTGCATTGACCCTGTAACACTTTGATTATCTAAACTAAATGAACCGTTTGCACCTATTATTCCTGCGTTCAAATATATATACCTATTTGGACTATTTTTTTTAACATAAAAACTAATGGTGTATTGCGTTCCACTTGTTACACTTACATTGTTTGCAAAAAACCTGTGTCTAAAATTTACGCTATCATCTGTTACTTTAATAGCATTCAACTCTCCGTTTGGACTTATTGTACTATTATCTGTTAATGTAACGTTTTGTGTTGTTTTACCTGTTGAACTTTCACTATATGTGTTTAAATTTGTTCTTTGCGGTTCTAATAATAAACTAGGACAATCGCTATTTAACCAATCTAATCTTGGTACATTATTATTAACCGTTTCTATTAAACCATCTTTATTAACTCTTGTAGCCGTTGAGCCTCTACTAAAATCAAAATCTCCAACACCATCAGTAGGTAAAATTGAGTAAACTTTACCACTTTTATATCCGCTTGGTATTAATGCTAATTTTGGGTTTTCCATTATCTCTGTGTTATTATTGATGTGCTTGAACTGTACCACCATTGACCATCAACTTGAAGTCTTAGCGTTACAGTTTCACCTCTATTTATTTCTATTGTTTGTCCAAAGTCTAGGACTACAGTTTCTCTTACATTATTACCATAAGAACCTGTTTGACTGCCTTTTAAAGTACCATCTACATAAACGCTTAAAGTCAAAGAACTACCGTTAGGGAATTGCCTAGATGAATAAGGCAAAGACGATAACATAAATTGACTAAAATAAGCATTATAAGGTACAGGAATACCACCATAAGCATAAGGGAATGCAGTAGTAGAACCTGTATCATATAAAGTATATGTAGAAATACCGCTTATATAGTGCCTCCAAGTTACACTTATTTTTTCACTTACATAACCTCTTTTAACGCTATCTTTACTTATTGCGTTTGATATATTCCCTCTCATTATTTAAGTTTTTAGTGTCTTTCCTTAAATAATTCATTAACTTATTTAAGTTTTTCTTCTTTACCTTATACTTCATAAAACCCAACCATTAAATACTGTATCTGTATCTGGGCTTATATCGTTATCGCTATTGCTTGTGTACTCAGGGAACTTAGACTGATTAAAACATAAATAATCTACTAATCTAGTACTATAATAGTTTGCATACTCTCTAGCTTTGCCTACTAAATAATCTACTTCTGTTTTATTAACGTTTTCTGCTGTTTCGCTTGAATGTTTAAACACCCCCCCATTCTTAATTTGATACGCTGCAAATGGAATATAATTAACTTGTGCAAACCATATAAGAGTTGGCTGTATATAGTCGCTTACAAGGGCTAAATAATCACCAGATAAAGTACTGTTTTCAATATCCGTACTTATTCGATTGTATAAATCCGTTCCTAGTAGGTTTTGTATGTCAATTTCTTGACCTAGTTTTATAAACTGAATAAATTTATCAGTATCTACATTCCCATCTAAGATAGAATTTCGTACTAAGTCAGTTCTTGATATAAATAATGCTGTTGCCATTTAGTTTTTGAATTTCATTTTATTCCAATATTCAGCAGTATAACCTTTATACTTCATATCCTTTGGTGCTACTGGTACTTTTTGAGCGTTCTTAGGCGCTTTAAAACCTTTGCTTTTAGCTTGACCGCTTGTTATTTGGCTTTTTTTACCGTTTTTAATTTGGTACGTTTTCCTAAACCACTTATGATTGCATCTTGCACCACCTTTATATAACCAGATAGAATAAGTATCTGAACCGCCTTTACCAAAACCTGCATTAACAGATTTCTTACCCATTGCTACTATATCCTCTTTACGGTAAACCTTTTTAGCACCTACCATTTTAGAACAAAATTGTCTGCTGTTTGCTCCTGCTTTTTCTGGTGCATAAGAATAACGTACTAAGAACTCAACACCCTTTTGGCTATCTTGTTTTGATTTGCCATCTTGTGTGCTTTTTGCGTTTGGTTTAGCCGTTCCTGTACTTACAAAATTCCATATTTTAGAAAGTGTAGATTTTTCAGGCTCGGTATTTAAGTCTGTTATAACTTCGTCTAGTTCGTCATTTAACTCATAATCGACTTCGCTTTCATCTACTAAATCATACCCCTCAAGTAGTTCCTCTTCGCTTTCCCCTAAGTCTATTAATTCATCAGCTATATCACTACCTACTTCATCTGGTAAATCTTGACTAAGTTTAACCCCTGTTTCTTCTTCTCGTGTTTCCGCATCTTCTACGTTTTCTAAGTCTGTAAATTCTAACGGCTGAAGCGTTTTAAAGTACAGTTTAAGGCTCATTTGGTTAAATGCTAGTATAGAATCAAAAGCATCTATTAAAAGCATCTGAAATGGTCTTATAACGGTGTTATCCATTAATGTACTAGCAGTTTTTAGTTCTTCAGCATTATTACCTAAACCGCTATTATCTTTAATTCCTAAAAGCATAGGTGAAACAACTCTGTGTGCTACCATTACTTTTTTAGAACTTTCATCACTTAAAAATTGATATTGTTGGTGTGCTTCGCTTAACTGAATAGGCTCAATAGTTGCAGCGCTTTCTGGGTTATCGTTAAATGCTAAAATAAATTTACCTGCATTACTTGAACCGCTGAACTTTGAATATATACGGTTTTCTAAGGCTTGGCGTTCTTCTGCGTTTGGCGTTCCGTTGTTAAAGTTGATTAACATACTAGGAGCTAAACCGTTCAGGATATTGTTTAAATGATAGTTGCTTATCTCTTGCTCTAGTTCTGCATATTGTAAACCACCTGCATAATCTGGACTTGAATAATACTTATATCCTGCTCTGTAAGGTTTAACGTAAATAATCTCTATATTTTCAGAACTACTTCCGAAAGATGGTATTCTAGTTGTGTGTCCTACGTTCTTAACTTTCTTCCAGTCATCTGCATAGTAATACGCTTCTATTTCTCCTTTTTCGTTGCATTTTTCTGCTCTTAAATTCTCAACAGGTATATGCTCAACTCGTGCAATTGTTTTTTTATCCTTAGAATAAATTACCTGCATAGCGCATTGCCCCATAAGTTTAAGGTCATAGCATAATTTACGAACCATATCTTTATGAAACAAAGAAATCATTTTAGCGTACTGTTCTGGCTTTTTATTTGAGTTTAAAGCATCTAACCCACGTCCGTAAATCATTTCGCTAATACCGTTTATAATAGCGTTATTTGTTGGGCTACCATTGTAACGTTGGATTAAATAATTAAAATAATTGTTATCAGAACCATAACTAACCCATTCTTTGTTTGATTTCTCAACAATTTCTGGTGTTGTGTAAGTACTTAAATTTACTATTCTTAAATCGTTCATATTTATATTATTATAAATTCGTTATCCGAACTTTCTTCACTTATATACTTATCTTTATTGACGCTGTAATATTCATCATTACTTTGGTTAATTGCTTGGTCTGTACAAAAAATCTTATCCTTATAAATTATATTATTTGAATAAACAACTTCTAATATATAAAAGTCACTTTCAGTTAAAGCACCAAAAACAGCATTAAAAGAAATATAGTTACCATCAATAACAGAAACAGCATCAACTGTAATAGTTTTATTTGTACTTTCGCTAGTCAATTTTAGGTTCAATGTACCTACTGTAAATTCTCTTGGAATTATCTTAAAGGTTTTATTACCGCTTGTGGTTATCAACTTCATATTAATATATAAATAAAAAAGAAATATTTTGTATTGTGTAGGTATAAAAAAAGGGCTATCCGTTAAGATAACCCCATTTTATAAGTAAAAGTATTAATTATGCTGTTGGGTCAATTTGAGCCCCTGCTGCATTACCTGTAATTACTGCAGGCGTTACAAAGAAAGGAGGCGCAGTTTCTTGTGCGTTCACCGTTAATGTATATCCTGTTAAATCTCCCATTGCAGCACCTGTAACGATTGTACCACCGTTCACATCACCACCATTTTCAAGACCTACTAAAAAGAAATTACCGTTATAATCTTCAACAGCTACGTGAGGACGTGCGTGTGCGATTAATTTAAGTTCTTCTTGTGTAGCTTTATCTTGAAAAGTTAAAGTCATATTTAATGTAGTATCGTAAAAAGTAGTACCGTTCTCTCTGCTTGAAGTAATAGCAGTTTCCATTGAACTGTTTCCTTTTACATCAAACTGAAAAAATTCTACCGCACCAGTTACTGCAGTTATTTCTCCTGCTACTATTGTCACATCTCCTAAA